GCCCCGCCGTAGGCACTGGCAGCCCGTCGTCTATCGTCAACTGCCGGTGCGTCATCCGTCCCGTTCGCAAGCGTAAAATCACATCAGGCTACCAACCTGCAGAGGCTGGACAATGAACGACATCAGATTTAAAGTCATCGGCACTGACCCCGAAGCGCGCACCTTTACGGCGATCGCTTCGACGTTCAACGTCGTGGACAGTTACAACGAACGCATGATGCCCGGTTGCTATGCCAAGTCGCTAGCCAAGCAGATGCCCGTTGGTGTCAAGGCTCACGACTGGACGCTTCCGGTCTTCCGCACCGAAGCCAAGGAAGTCCTGCCCGGCGACCCGGAACTCGACGATCCAAACATCGACGAGGTAACGCGCGCCAACGGCGGCCTGTGGTTCCGCGGCACGATGTTTGACACGAAGGACGCAGACGAGACGTACACCCTCATCAAGCAGGGCGGCTTCCGCGAGTTCAGCGTGGGATACACAACCATCGTCGACGGCTTTGGCGAAGACGGCACGAAAGAGATCTACGAAGTCGACCTGCACGAGATCAGCCCTGTGCTGGTCGGCGCAAACCCGAATACGCAAGTGATAGCATTGAAGCGACGCGGCGACTATGACGACCACGTGGTCGGCCTCGGGAACGAGGTCACCTGGCTTGTGGAGCGTACAAGGCAGCGTCTCGATATGCGCATGAAAGAGGGGCGGATCTTATCGTCCCGCAATGTGGCTCTGCTCGAGACCCTGGCGGGGATCTTGAAAGAGGCACACGGCGAAATCAAGCGGCTTCTTGCCGCGTCAACACCGCAGCCCAAAGAAGAGACCGAAGCAAAGCCCGGTCGAAATCGTAAGGCCCTGCGGCAACTCATCAACAGTCAATTAAAGGATCACACCCTATGAATCTCGAAGAGATCATTGCGGCGCTGCAGGCCTTGCTTGAGAACCCCAACGCCACCATCGAAGAGATGGCCGCTGCGGTAGCTCAGGCAGTCGAGGCCTTGACAGCGTTGACGGAATCCCCTGACGTCGAGGACAGCCCCGAAGTGGCACCCGCCGTCGAAGCGCAGGCGCTGACGCTTGCATCCCTCATCAACAAGGCGACGGCCCGCATCGAAAAGAAGAAGGCCACAGCCGCAGTCATCAAGTCGGCCATCAACACACCGACGGGAGCACAGCCCATGACAACGAAGACATCAGCCCCGACGATCACGTCGAAGGGACAGAAGAGCCGCGTCTACAAGGACAGCGCCGAAGCCTACAAGGTCGGCCAGTTCCTGCAAGCCCAGATGGGCAGTGCTGACGCTAAGAAGTGGTGCGACGATCACGGCGTTTCTTTTAAGACGCTGACGTCGGCTAACAACACGTCGGGCGGCATCCTCGTACCGGAGGAGATGGAATCGGCAATCTGGAACCTGAAGGAGGAATATGGCGTCTTCCGCGGTGGAGCCAACGTCGTCGGCATGGGTTCCGATTCACGCCATATTCTCAAGGAAGTATCAGGCAACGACACATACTTCGTTGGAGAAGGCGTCGCACCTACGGCATCTGATCTGGCATGGACAAACCTTACGCTCTCAGCTAAGACATTGGCAGTGCTGACGAAGTACAGCAAGCAGCTCAACGAAGACGCTACGGTTTCCATCGCCGACGAGATTACGAACTGGGCAGCCTACAAGCTAGCACAGCGCGAAGACGAATGCGGCTTCGTTGGTGACGGCACGTCGACGTACGGCGGCATCATCGGCGCCACGTACAAGTACCGCAAGCTGCTCGAAGACGGTGGCGGCACATGGGCTACCGACGCCGACAAGGCAAAGCTTGGTTCTGCTGTCGTAGCTTCGGGCACGACGTGGTCGGCCATCACGCTCGCCGACATCATCTCGATGATCGGCAAGGTCGCCAACTACCCTGGAACCAACAACGCATTCCACTGCACGCCGCAATTCTACTGGAACGTCGTGTATAATCTGGCCATCGCCAAGAACGGCACGACGGGAACAGAAGTCGTCAACGGTGTACCGCAGCAGACGCTCATGGGCTACCCCGTTGTGCTCAACAACGTGATGGCGAAGGCTACGGCCATCAACCAGGTTCCGCTGCTGTTCGGTGACGTATCGGCATCGTCGTACTTCGGCGACCGTCGCGGCATCACGATCGAAACGTCAGAGCACGCCGACTTCGCTGCACGCCTCGTGTCGGTGCTGGTGACGGAGCGCTTCGACATCATCAACCACGACTTCGGCAACTACAACGCCACTGCATCACTGCAGAAGGCTGGTGCTATGGTCGGTCTCATCACCCAAAACGACTAAGGAGTAACGACTAATGCAACCACTGCAAACCGCTAAGACGCACGTCTTCGTCGCTCCCGGCGCTGTCGTTGACAACGCAACGTACACGTCGACCGTCTGCGACACTGCTGGCGCTGACTACCTCGAAGTCAACGTCCAGCTCGGCACGACCGACATCGCCCTTGCAACGCTGAAGCTTCAGGAGTCTGACGCCATCACGAACAGCACGACGCTGGACGGTGGCGCTGACATCACCGGCTACGTCTTCGGGACGTCGACCGACCCCGACACGGGCGCGGCTTCGACCCTGCCGTCGGCAACGGACGATAACAAGGTGTTCCAGTTCCGCGTGCCGCTGCAAGGCCGCAAGCGCTACATCAACCTGATCGCCGTCGCCGGCAACGGCACGACGGGCACGTACCTCGCAGCCCACGGTAAGCTCGGCAAGCTCGAGCAAGACCCCGTGAAGGCTACGGACGCAGGCCTCGGAGCATGGCTGTAATAGCTCACTACGGGCTTCACGCAGGCCCGTGGTAAGCTTTTACGGAGGTTAGCTATGGTGAGCACAAGGTGCAAGGCTCTGGGGCCTCTACAGACGATCAGCGCATCGGTCGCCGTGACGGTGACGTGGCCGGATCTGACGGATTTTTTGCTAGTGCATCCCGTCGGGCATGACCTGTCGGTGACATACGACGGCACGACACCGACGACGACGATTGGCTTTATCATCAAGAAGGATCAAACGAACGAAGTATACGTCGGCCCTGAGATGCTTATGAAGATGACAGCCAAGTCGGGCGACCCTGTCATCAACATCCAACCCTTCCGCAAACTTGCAGACGTGAACACGTAATGTACAGCCCCCGACTATCCAATGCTGGCGCCTCGGTACAGCTCGACGTTGTGCGTAACGTGCCGTGGGCGTACACGTTCACGATCAAAGAAGCCGGCGCCGTTGTCAACATCAGCGGTCGCACGTACGCTGCACAGATCCGCACGGCAGGCGACGTGCTCGCGGCGACGGCGACGTGCACGATCACGGACGCAGCGAACGGAAAGTTCAGCGTGTCGTTTTCGGCGGCCTCGACGGCGGCCCTGACGGCAGGTGCCAACTACGTTTGGTCGTTGGAGCAGACGGCATCGGGAGTGACTACCGAGCTGGCACGTGGTGAGGTAACCGTCTACGGTGAGATCGCCCAGTGACACAGACCTTGAACATAGAGCGCCCGAACGTTACGCTTGACGTTGGCGAAGCGGCAACGACGATCGCTGTCGACACCAGGCAGATCACTTTGACGGTGGACAGTGGCGGCCTCGTGCCGATCAGCTCCGACATCAGCCTGGTAGCCGCCGCGAACATCAGCGCCCTGCGTGCAGTCACGACCGACGGCAGCGGGCAGGCGGTCTACGCATCCAACGACACGCTGGCAAACGCACAGGTCGTCGGCATTACTACGACGTCGGCCACCACCGGCGGCACTGTGCGCGTGGTCATGAACGGCACGATCACCGACAGCTTTTGGACATGGACCAAAGGCACGGTGTACTTAGGCACGAACGGCAACCTTACACAGACGGCCCCGACTGGCGGTGCTATCGTGGTGCATGTCGGTCGGGCAATGACAGCAACGACACTACAGATCGACGTAGACACAATCATCACAACGGTGTAAACATGGCAGCGAAATACATCAAGAACAACAGCGGGCAACTTGCCGAAGTCGAAGCGACCACCTCATCGGCTGGTTCTGGCGACGCTGGTAAGATCGTCGGCCTCGACTCGGCTGGCAGGATTGACCAGACGATGATGCCCACAGGCGTCGGTTCTGAGACCGAGGCAATGATAGCCTCGGAGACTTTATCCGCTGGCGACATCGTGAACATCTTCAACGATTCTGGCACGCGCAAGGCACGCAAAGCCGACAACTCCAACGCACGTCGTGCGCATGGTTTCGTGTTGGCGGGCGTGACGTCGGCAGCTACGGCGACGGTGTACATGGAAGGCGCTCTTACGGGACTGACGTCAATCACACTCGGAGCGCCGTACTACCTCGGCACGACGGGCGGGCACACGGCCACGGCGCCGACCGCTGCGGGCACGCTCTCACAGGAAATTGGCATCGGCGTTTCTACGACGTCGATCAGCTTCGAGCCGCAGCAACCTATAACGTTGGCCTAAGCAATGGCAATCAAAAAGCCCCTCGTGCTGGCGTCTGGCCAGATACAAGAGCTGCAAAGCGGCGACGACATCGACCCAAAGTTAAGGGTGTCGGCTACCGATACAGTACCGAACTACCTGGGTTCAAAGATTATAGGTGGTGCTGGTATTGATGCAACGGTTGTAAGCTATCCGGGCGGCAACGAAGAAATTGAAATAGCGTTTTCATCGCCCGGCGACATCTACCTCGTACAGGTCTCATCCGACGACAACGATCCGTCTTATCTTGAAACCAAGCTCGTTGCCGGTACTGGTATCTCACTTACAGTAAACAATCCCGGAGCTGTCGAGACGCTTACGATCGCGGCGACTGGCGGCGGTGCTACGGAGACCATACATCCTTTTCTACTGATGGGAGGCTAAGTGCCAACGACCTACAAAATCTTAGGACAGGTAACACCGGGCACAACGGCCGCGTCGACGCTGTACACGGTGCCGTCTACGACTCAGGTCGTGGTCTCGTCGCTTGTGATTTGCAACCTGACGACGACGGCACGGACGTATCGTCTGGCTATCCGTCCCGACGGGGCGACGCTGGCATCGAACCATTACCTCGCATACGATACCACCGTGTCGGCCAACGACTCGACAGCGCTCACGTTAGGCATTACCCTTGATTCCAGCGATCTGCTGACAGTGCAAGAGTCCGCAGCAAACACGCTCAACTTCACGGTATTCGGTGCCGAGCTGACATGATAACCAGCTTTACACGATCGACGTTGTTATCATTGCTGCAGAAGTCAGCATCTTTCCGTGGGCCTGCGGGAGTCGCTGCTGCGACTTCTCCCGTTATACGCGAGTACAGTGCCAATGATACATGGACTAAGCCCACAGCATCAAACTACTGGGGCTGCATGGTGGTTTGCTTTGGTGCTGGGGCTGGTGGTGGCAGCGGTCGTAGGGGCGCTGCTAACGTGCGCCGTGGATCTGGCGGTGGCGGTGGCGGCGGAGCTATGGCATATCGTGTGTTGCGCAAAGCTGATACGCCAGACGCCACGTATTCAATTACGATAGCATCGGGTGGTACTGGCGGCGCTGCTGTGACAACTGACAATACAAACGGCAATGTTGGATCAATCCCAGGTAGCACCTCATTCGGCATATTGGTTGTGGCCGCTGCTGGCACCCGTGGGAGCGCGGGTTCTGACAGTTCAAACGGCGGCGGTGGTGGTGGCGGTGGCGCAAACAACTGCACTCCATCATTCGGGCCGTATTCTTCAACTGGTGCTTCTGGCGCTTCAGGCCAAGACGGCTCAACGCCTTCAGCCCCCACAGCTGCACTGAACGGCACGAATGCCTGCGCAGGTGGCGGCGGTGGCGGTGGCATAAGTGCTGCCAATGTTGCACGCAACGGTGGGTTCGGTGGGAACATTTACGACAACGGCTCCCTTGGTTCTGCCGCTGCTGGAGGTACTACCACAGGCACGCGTGACGGTTCTGCGGGTGTTGACGATAGGGCAAACAACATTTTGTTTGACACTCAAAA